AGCATCAATATCATCGTATTCTGGATCAGGTTCGTTATCCCATGCTTCTTCTTCTTTATCCATTTTCTTTTCATCACTGCTAGGACCAAAAGTTTTATGTGTTAACTTGTCTAAGTCTGTATGAAAATCATCTTCTTGGTCTTTAGTAGCACCTTCATCGTCATTGTCAATACCATCTTTTTCGATTGGGAGTTTAATCATTGGTGGCATTGCCATTTTTGGCTCTGAAGGTTCATCACTAGGCATCATGTCTGGGTTTACTTTTGTAAACAGTTTCATCATGCTTTCAATATTGTCCATTCCTTGTGCGTTAAGGTTAACACTCATTGAAGGTGGTGGTGAATCTGGTTGTTCCATAGCCGGTGCTGGCATTGGATCGCCGCAGGCTTCATCTGTTTTGGTATCAATTTCTCTAATTTTTTGATACAATTCTCTAAAATCCATAATTAACTCCCCATGGCGCTTTTAACGCCTGCTTTATCTTGTTTCTGTGGTTTTTCCATTTTGTAATCGGTTTCTTTTACTCTTTCTTTAGATGCTTTTTGAAGATCTTTTAAGAAAGACTTATTGAAATCATCCCCAAAATAGTCCTTTGCTTTTACTTTTTCACTGTCCTTGTAGTTAGGATCATCTAGTACTGCTTTTCCTGAAGGTTCATCCATTGCTGAACTTTCTTGTGCTTCATATGGGTCATTAACATTGCGTACTCTAAAGTGTGAGTACTCCATTCCCATATTATTTTTAATCGCTACTGAAATTTCCTGCGGAGTAACTGGATATTCACAGGTATTTTCAAAAACTGTAACTTCCATATTTTCTAAATCCGGAAAATCTTTGACTTGTTTTTGAATAGGTGAATTTCCTACTTTTTTAACACCCTGACATCCGTATCTGCTAAGAGAAGCATGAAGTTTCTCTTCAAATGATTCTGGAATCTCACCTGCAACTTTAATTCTAAAATTGTAGGTCTTCTTTGATTCGGTTAGATATTCTTTTAACGATTTCATACTCATATTTATTCCTCTCCGCGCAATTTCTTCAGTAATTCGTTGCGATCTGTTACTACAAAACCCTGCCCATTCATGATATCTTCGGCATCTGGGTTACGATCCTGGTCAATTTTCAACTTTTTAAGTTTCAAATCAACTGCTTTCAGTTTTTTATCAATTTTAGTGGCCTTAGCATCTATAGCATTCTTTAACATACTGCCTGCTACTTCAAAAATACGTCCACTATAGCGTACTTCAACATTCATGCCCAAATCCATAAGCTCATCGTACGCATTTTCTGCTTTTTGAGCTAGATTATCAAGCTCGTTATCATTTAAACTATCTAATTCATCAATTTTTGGTAAAGTACCAGCAATAGTATCTACTTCTCTATAGCTTCTTTCCAAAGATCTTACTTCATCCTTAGTAATAGCATCATCTTCGACAGTTTTAACCTCAGATTTTGCTTTTTCATCTTCTAAATTAAATAGTTCTTCGAGTTTCTTGGTCATACTGTACTTATCTTCGTTTGTTACCTTGGTGAAAAATATCATCTTCGTTTATTATACGAAATTTTAGCTGATTTTGCTTACACCAAGCATTTGCGGCTTCCCATTTAGCCATATTTTTAATATACTGTTCTTGATTGTATCTACTTTTACCTACACGCTCACTAAATTGTTGATTTGCTGGTTTTACTTCAACTACTTCTGCTTTCTTTTTACCATTTTTATCTTTATACACAATAAAAAAGTCCGGAACGTATATAGTGTACTTACCTGTTAATGGATCTTGGTAAGGAATTTGTATACTTTCACTAGCCCAGTGTTCAACACCGGCGTGTTCGTCGAGCATTCGCATAAAAACAAATTCCCAACTGCTTCTTGCCAATGGGGATTTCTTCCCGATGTACTTTGCGGGATTCTTCATATTGAATTTTCCCTGAGCAAATTTAGGCAAGTATAATTCTCTCTTGTTCTTCGTTTCTAACTTTTGTTACTCTAAATCCTAACAAAGAAGTTGGAAATCTATTTTCATTTAAAATATCTCCAACTAGTGAAGATAGTTGTAATGACTGTAAACCTTCTAAAGAATCTAATAATTGATATACGGGAATGTTATCAAGTTTTGCTTGTTTTAAAAGAATAACTCCTGTAACAACAGCGGCTTGTTCAGCAAATCCTTTACCTTTTAAAAAACCAATAGTAGCATCAACATCTTCTGCTCTAAATTCTAGACCTTGTTGTCCATATTGATTAAAGTATAAAAGAGATCTTAGAGCACTGTCTTGTGATTTAGTAGTTGCTGAGGCCGGTAAGTTTGAGTATGTAGATTTTTCAGCCATTCTATTTTATTCCTGTCACTGTTCCAAATCTTCCGAAACTAATTCCTGGAAGACCGCTTGTAATATTTGCTGTTCTATTTGGTGTTAGTGTTAAGTTAAGAGCTTCTTGTGTAAGTGTTTCGCTTGATATATTATCTAAATTTTTAGCAAAGTTAATTGCTCCTATTGCGGCAGTCAACGCACTGACAGATGTTGCTCCTCTGTCTTGAAAATTGTCACCAAAGATTGTTCTAGCTCCTGATAATTCACCACTACCGTCACCTGATAGTATTCCTCCAGGTCCAAACAAACTTGCTGTTCCTCCGCCAAGCACACTTAATGGGCTAGGAACTTTGTCGTAATGTAAATTACCAAAATTAATTGGTTCTTCAGCATTGTTTGTATCAATTCTTCCGGCTCCGTATATAACACTTTCGTAGCCAAGGTTCATTGTTGCTTGAACAGTTCCGCCACTTTCAGCATAACTTACATCGCCGTGATCCCAAGTTCTAATATGCGGATTGATTAATTTATAACTATGAAATCTTTTCTTTGACATAGTGTAAATTGTAATACTTCTAAAGAAAGGATCTTGAACTCTATCTGAATCTAAACCGTAACGATAACCGCCACTTTCATCATTGTATACTAATCCCCCACTGTTATAAGGTCCTGCTCCTGATTGACGACCAGTTGCTGATGCGCCTAAAATATCCCAAGCACCGGGTACTTGTTCTCTTTCTGGAGAATAGTACAAGAAATATTGTGCCCACAACGCATTAATAATTCCTGTGTTGTCATCATGGAATGTTACTTGAATAGGATCGTAGTTGATATTTTTATAGATTAATTTTTTTCTATTGTACTGATTTTTCATATCAGTATCAAAACTAAATCTCGGTAGTGTTGATGTTTTCACTAGAACACTAATAGAAGATGAGTGATGACTTCTGAAATCACTACTCAACCCTCTTGGGTTTATATCAAAATGTACGTGGAATAAAAATTTAGTTCTTGGAGCTCTTGAAAATGCTCCGTCAACAAACGTTCTAGACGCATGTCTAGCGTCACCTAAGTTGCCTTTAGGATTAAGTAATCCAGTTCCAACACCTGATAAGAATCTTGTAAATTTGTCTGCCATACTAGTATTTAGTCACAAAAAAAGCCCGGGGTTTTAAGCCCGAGCTCAATTTGTTCAACAAACTATCTTTAACTAAATGTGATTACGCTGAACCACCACCAGTTGTTAGAGCGCCAATTGTTCTAGCACCGATATTTCTACCAATACCGTCAACGCCACCGCCTCTGTACTGAATAGCGTTATCGTATCTTAGTGTCATAGAAATCATTGCTGGTTCATTTGAAGTGTAGTTCAAATCACCGTAATCAATGTTCTGTACAAATGTACCATATAATTCAAAAGTTTCTAGTACATTTGGAGTTTGAGTTCCGTTACCACCATCTAATACTTCAATTAGTGTAGTAAATTTATAGTCTTGACCCGACGCCGCAGATGCCTGCTCGAAGAAGTCAAATTGTTTCTGAACTTGCTCACCACATAATCTTTGAATAGATCCACTTGCGTCATCACGAACGTTAAGTGTAACCTGTTCCCAGTTATGTCTACCTGCTAGGTAGATACGTGAGTTGTATACAGGAATTTCCATTTCTTCAAAGTTAATCTTTGGACGTGTAATATCCTGTACTTGTTTTGTTAATTCTGTTGGTACTGTACCGTTAGCACCAAAACCTTGTAGTACCACCCTAAAGCGATACTTTAGCTTTGGCATCAACAAGCCTTGATTGCTTGATGATGTATCAGTCGCTAAAGGGACTGTTAATTTTGATAGTGTTGAAATTGACATATTTTTAATGCTCCGTTTATATAATATTATTTAGCATAATGAGTGGGGGAATAAATCCCCCACTTAAATTAAGCTGATGCTTGACCTTGGATTTCTCCTGTGTTCTTAAGTCTAAGCGGAATGTAAATAAACTCAATTGATTTAACTGGTTCAATAGCAATATCTACATAAAGCTCGTTACGATCAATACGTGCCGCTGTGTTGTTTGATTCATCACATACAACAGCAAAGTCATAAAGTGCTCTTAGACCTACTAACTCAAGTAATAAACTTTCAACTGCTTGTTTGATTTCGTCTCTAGTAATTTTATCATTAGGTTCAAAAACAAACGGCTTAGCAAGTCTATTAAGTTGTGTTCTTAAGTAAATTACTAAACGTGCTACGTTGATTCTATCAAGTGCTGAACTACCTGATGCTCTAGTTCTTTGTCCGTAGTTAACAAGTCCTACACCGTTGAAGAATGTAAGTGGATTAACTTTGATATCGTACAAAGTATTTCGTTGAGCGTCAGTTAAAGCAACGCTTTGGAAGTCGCCAGTTGCGCTATCAACATAACCAACTGAAGTAGCATTACTAATACCACCACGTCTAATACCTGCTGGAGCAAACCACGGATAAGCAACTTGGTCACTTAGTGCTATAGTTTTAAGCATCATGTGTGAACTTGGAACAACAATGTTGTTTCCTGTGTTATCAGTTGTAAGTCCGCTTGGGTAAAATACGCCTGTGTATTCGTCAAATGTTACTAGTCCGTCGTCACCGTTGTCAGTAGCATTGTTTTCATTCTGACCCCAAGTAACTAAACTTTGTGTGTCAGCTTTTAGTCTGAATGGAGAATCAGCAACAATAAACGCTGTTGTTCCTCTATCAGTATTCAAGTCTACTAAGTTTTGTGTAACTTCTGGATAGCCTGGGCAAGCCAACAAGTTAAACTGACGAACTTCGTCTTCTCTAATCTGTTGGTTACTAGCAATAGTTGCCTTTAGCTTCTCAATAACACTTTGTCTTTGTGCTTTTCTACCAAATGCTTCACCTGAGTCTGTAACCCATCTGTCAGTTGCGTAGTTAGCCATAGACTGGTTGCCAAATCTAGCATTGTCTTGTGCTTGATCGATATAGTCTTTTCTGTAAACCTTGATGTTAAATCCTGATCTACGTGTATTGAAAAGTAAAATACCTGCTGGATATAGTGCTGGATCTGGAGCATCTGGATCGACATAGTTTTCAGTTAACAATTCTTTAATTGTTCCTGCGTCCTCTTTTGTTCCATCTGTTCCCCAACGAGCGTCAGCAAATACAACACCATCTTCTGATGAAGCATCTGCTTTATCAACTAGTATCCATCTATTAGCAATAGGTGTATTTGACAAGTCATTGTTATACTTGTAAATTACTGGATAGTTTTCTAAGTCACCTGTGTCAATCCAAATGTCACCAGTTTTAAGTGGTGTACCATCGCTCTGTTCTACAGGGCGTGTTGGAGAAACAATAGGACCAGCTGGGTCAGTTTGATCTGCTAATGAAGCACTATAAAATGGTGATGTACTATCTTGGTAACCTACCCAAGTAGTACCATTGTGTACCATAATATCAACTTCGTCAGTTAAACTTGAATACCAACGCTGTCCTTCTTGTGGATCGTTTTGCGGAGCATCATTTGAAGCAATGTAACCAAATGTTGTACCTGCTAATGGTAACCAATTACTTGCTACAAAATCATAACTGTCACCTTGTGGTGCCGCATAAAGATTAGTAGTTCCAGTTGAAGTAGAATAGTCATAAGCACTGTAGCCCATTAAAGCCATAGCACTATCAACATCTTCAAATCTAATTTCGCCGCCTGCGTTATGAGTAATAACAACTCTACCGCTTACAACTTCTGCTTCAACATGATCCATTTGAGCATTGTTAATAGCAGTAGCAACAGTATTAGCATCACTTACAGCACCTGCCGCAGTAAATGTTACAGCAGTAGCTGAACTTAATGAAGCAGAACCTGTTACTGATTCTCTAACGTTAATTGTATAACTACCTGCGCTAAAAGTATTAGCATCAATAATACCACTTGTTACAGAAGTATTTCCAGTTGCTTTTCTTGTAAAGATTTTGAAACTACCTGTTTGTGGTGTACTGTCATATCCTGAATCTTCAGTATAATTGTACTGTACAAACAATGTGTCTTTTGGAATTGACTCACCGCCAGTAGTTCTGTCAAGGTTGAAAATTGCTGTTTGTGGATTAATGTATAATGGTGCTAGTGATTCAACAAATGATTCAGTATCAGCATCCCATGCTTTAATTCTCCAACGAGCACCTTGATTTGGTTCAGTTGTTTTGACCCAAACACTTCCTGTTGGACGTGGTAGTTGTGAGCTTGATTTCCACTGTGGCACTGAAGTGTGTGGACTCATTTGTAACTCTGGACCATAATAGTTTCCTGCGCTTACGCCGCCAGTTGTACCAAACAGTGCGTTAATTGAAGCAGAACCATCAGCCATTTCAATTACGTTTGAGTCAGTACTATCACCAAGTCCGTCATCTACTGTGTCAGTAATATAAAGTGTAAATTTGCTGTTAACTTTTGCAGCTTTAACACCTTGAATGTTTAGGTTATTAACGATTGTTACAACATTATCAACAGTTGAACCTGCTGGTAGTGTAACTAGTGTTCCGTTAATACTAAAAGTTGTTGTTCCTGTTTGTGCTGAATGGCCGTCTCTGTCAGCAGTAAACACTGCCCATGTCTTACGCCATTCTTTAGTTCCTACTTCTGCCCAACTAACAGGATTTCCAACAGTTGTATAATCAACACCTTTGTAGTAAATTCTTACAACATCAGAAGCGTTAACAACAGCATAATCACCAACTCTACCAACGCCAGTTGCTGGAGCATTACCAGAAAGTTTATCAGTATCAGTTGGGTTAATAACAATCGGTGTTTGGTTACTAAACACTTGGCCGTCTAGTGTAACAGGATTTCCATCCCATTCAAAGATGCCCCATTGTGTACTTTGTGTGTCTAGCCAGTATTGACCATCACTTGGGTCCGCTCCCGGTACAGTGGCCTGAGCAGTAAGTTCATTTAAGTCAATGTCAGCTCTTACGACATAAGCAGAATTAGCAACTCCTAAGAAAGAGTATGCAGCTTGAAGTCCGTATTCGTTTTGTTCGTCTGCGTTTCTAGGACTTCCTGAAATAGTCTGTTTAAAAACTGGTGTACCAAAAAAGTCAACAAGTTCACGTTGACTTGAAACTCTGTATACTTTTCCAACATTGGCTGCCAGGGTTCCCTGAGCAATTCCAGTGCCAGAAGCATTTTGTTTATCTTGGGCTGTTGCGACTACGACAAGTGGAGTGGTACCTCCGTCAGCGGGAGTGTAAAAACTCTCGTCTGTTACCGTAACTTGCACGCCTGGTGATTGTAGTGCCATTCGATTATCTCCTGATGGTTAATTTCTTGTATAGATATTTATCGGCAATAGACAAAAATACGGGGTAAACAACGCATAAAAAGGGATAAAAAAGGGTAAGTACTAGTATGAGACCATTATGTAAATGCGGTTTAAGGCCTGCCGCAGTTAACTATAAGAAGAACGGTCGCACATATTATAGGTCTTTGTGCGAGTTATGTACAAAAAACGGCGAAGGGTACGGAATACCCAAGTGGTATCAGTTTGGGTATCGCTTGTTAGATAAGTGTGATAAGTGTGGTTTTAAGTCCAAGCACAAAGAAGTGTTTAATGTATTTCATATAGACGGGAATCTAAATAACTGCCGTCCTAGCAACTTAAAAACTATTTGTGCTAACTGTCAACGGACACTTCAGAAAGAAGGTAGTCGCTGGAAGCAGGGAGATCTAACCCCTGATTTTTAAAGATAGTAGTCATTAAAGTTTTAACATTTAACTTTAGTCTATCTAGATCACCGTTATTATCAATAGTGTAATCACACATCCATTGTTCAATAGTCATACTGGTATTTGGTTCTAAATGACAGTGATCTGAACGATCTACCCAAATAGCGTAATCAAAGATCTCTTCATTTTTCATAGCATGAAACTCACGCTTATTACGAAGTCCGCAGTAGATGTCGTGTTTATCAAATAAATTACGACCTAAACGTGCTAGATCATCGCGGCAGTAATCGTGAATCATATTGTACCATTCTGTACGATGATTGTGTCGATCTGCGTAACATTCTTCTTCGTTAGCATATCCATACTTGTCTTTTAGATCATCAAATATAAACAGCTCTGAACAGAATTTTGAACTTGATTGGAATGTATATCCATATGCTTCGAGCATTTCACATACAGTATCTTTTCCATGACGGCCGTGGCCAACAACTAGTAATTTAGGTAAACGTATAAGCATTTATACAGTATACGGTAAAACAGCTCTGCTGTCAACCATTAATACCAAGGTTTGGCTTTTTTAGTACTTCTAGGGTTGTTCAATCTATTTGCTAATACACTTGCTGTATTAATAGATTTTGTACGCTTTTGATGTCTTGCTTGTGTAGGTCCTGTTCTAGCTCTAGTACGCTTCATTTGCTGTGCTCTTGCTACATTAGGATGATCGAAACACTTAGACGGATGACTTACTTGTCTACTTTTTCTAGGACCTGAAGCACAACGGAATTTTTGTTTTACAGTTCCGCCTCTAGCATCTTTTTTACCTACACCCCAAACCATTTTAGCGGCTTCCATGTAGTATGCTTCGTAATCTTCTGATGTAAATTCTGATGCTTTCATTGTTTATCCTATAATCAGACTGTAACCTGAATTATTACTACCTGCTACTGAAGTAGTCAATTCCATTGTAAGTCTTTCTAAATCTGCTTGTGCTTCTGCTTTTAGATTAGCACCATTAAGTGCTGTTCCGCCTTGTGGACCAGCGATACTAGCAAACTTTTCACGTGCTTGTGCTAACATCATTTTACAGTTAGCAAGAGTATAATCTTTAATCCACTGTCCTGAATACACATCTTTAATTATGCTTACATCAGGTTTAGTATTGAATACGTGAAGTGCTACTTCTTCTTCTGATCTAGGTCTTTGATGAATGAATAATTTCTTAGTTTCTGGATGCCAAGTAAACTGAATAAAACTACCAAATGTTTTACCGACACGTTCTTGATAACCGGCAAATAATTCATATGTAGCAAGTCCGCCCATATTGGTTGAACTTAGTAAGTATGTATTTGTGTAAGCAAGGTTAAATGGTTCAAACACTGTACCACCTTGTCCACCACCTGATCTAGATCCAATACTTCTACGCATTACTTCACGCACCATCTGTATTTCATCTGGTAGCGTGTACTCGTTCTGATCTAGCTCTAGTTTTAGAAAAGCAAAACTTTCTTCAACAGCATTATCTGAACGCTGTCTAAAAACACCTAAAGCACGTTCCAGTGCTGTTTCATAGTGCTCGGGGTCTAGTTCAACGTCAATCATGCCTTCACCTAGCATAGTGCGTCAATAATTGAATACTTTTTGTTTTTCTTGATCTAATTGGC